GCTTTAGCGCCACGCAACGACCCAAGGATCTGTGTCTGTTGCATAACATCAGCACCAGGAAGATTATATGAGACAGTATTGTCCAGTAGTTCTATGTGTTCCTGCGGCGTAAATGTGACAATACCTTTGTCTCCAGCCCATCCAGAGTACATTGAATACTTCTTGTCAGGCCAATACGCTTTATAGGTAGCAAGAATTGCTGAGTTAAGATGTGGTAGCCACGCTTCGCTGATTTCGTGGAGTTCTTGAATGCGCGGATCAACAGCCATACCGGCCATAGCGTCCATACCACGACCAGTACGAAGAGCACCGTAAGTCTCGCCACCAAACTGTGGAACCAAACCAGTTGAGGTGCGGAAGTTGCGTTCAAGACGGTCAATGGTTTGCGTGGTCCTAATGTCTGGCGTGGATCGAATCTGACCGATGGACTCAACGTCCTGTAACAAGTTGATTTCACCTTCACGACCATCTTTCCATTGTCCACCAATAATACGGGGCATTCCACCTGAACGCCCAATAGCGTACATGTCAGGCCAAATAGCTTTTTCTTGAGCAAGAATGTCTAATGCCATCAGTCTTGCTTGTAGGTCTACGTTGCCAAGCATTGAACCAATACGGCTTGCGATGCGTCCGAGGCTCACATTGTGTGGCACTACGGCTGGCATCATGCCAAGACGGTTCGGGTAACTTGGTGATAACTGTTGCCATGGTGTAATCCACGGGCGTTCGCTTGACATGCGACGATCATCAAATACGGGTCCGACGATACCGAATACGGTTTGGTCTAGGTCGTACCATTCAACGCATTCCCAAAGGTCACGGTAATCGTCTTTGTGGATTGGTCCACCCATTTCTTGGCGTGATTGTGGATAAACACGGCGCAAGAATTCAGCTGAGTGGCGGGTAACGAACGCTACATATTCGGGTTGTCGTAGTTCTTCGTTGGCTGTCGGCTCAATATAAGTGCCGAGCGGGTCACGGATTTCAATGCGGGGAATGCCTGCATTAAAGTCTGGGATAACGACAAGACTGCAAGTGTGGTAGGCAGCCAGCTGGCGGTAGTAGCGACGACGACCAAGGTTCCATTTAGAGTTGCTGTAGGTTGCTGCAACGATCTTTCGTCGTTTGTCAGCATATTCACGGGACCTACGACCGTTATCTTTCATAGGGTCAATGGCAGGAAAAACGTTATTTGGGCGTACCGAAGCGGCTCGCATAGCCATATTGTCTACGGCTTCAGCAATAAGGGCTGGTGTTAAGGGTGGGAGATTCGGTTCTTTGTCAATATCAGGCATAGGAAGAATCCAGTCGCCGTCATAACGATCAAGAATATCCTTCATACGGTTAAGTACAGGACCTTGCATTGTTTGCAAGTCCTTTACTATGCGTGTTATTTCATCGAATGTTCTCAAACTTTTGCTCCTAGTGGAATTACTAACCCTGTTCTGGTACCTGACCAGGGTATTCCTTTTACTCTCCACGTTTCACTCGTATTACTTTCTACGGGTTGTTTCCATCTTTGTCGCCAAAGAATCCATACAAACCATAGTGCCATTACTCTGTCTTGCCTAAGTTTACTACCTCTAGCACCCGGCCTCCATGCCTTTAGTTGCCTACATAGTTCACCGATTTCGGTTCTAGTATAGTCATCTCCCGCCCATGGTAACACAATTTCTTGTCGCATAAATGACTCGCACATAGATGCTACACCTACTGACTCATCATATTTGTTCCAGCCAGTAATATGTTCGCGCATTGCGAACCCGTAGTGTTGTTGCATTTCTAGCAATCGTTCATCTCTTGCTAGGCCGGCTTGGAAGTTTTTAGTTTCGATTACTACGTCTGTTACTCGTCCTGTTAGGTTACAGGACTGAATAACGCTATCTAATGCTTGCATAATCTGTTCGTTGCGTCGGAATCCTACATCTTCACGGATGCGTCGGACAATAAGTTTGCCTTCAGGGGATACTTCGCAGGCAATCACACAGTTTTGTGACCCTAGAGCGGGGTCTAAGCCTACATAAACAATGTTGTCGGTAGGTATTTCGTGCTTTAAAGAGATTAGAGGGTTTAAACATTCGTCAACCATCTCATCTGTGAAGGTTCGGTTGCTGTTTGATGACCCTGGGGATTGCATATAGTTACGATCCCAAGCTTCTTGACCTACTTTGCGTCGCTGACGGTCTAACATGTCTAGCGTGTACCGTTCTGGCCATAGCGGTTTTTGTTCACCGCTCTCAAAATCGGTGATGATTGCTTTAAACTTGATGACTTTGAGGATGCCCTGTAGGTCTGTGTCGTCGGCTAGACGACTGTAGATGTCATCTTCACCCACACGAGTGCCAGCAATGGTTGTAATACCGTGTTCGCCTGGGCGTGTGAGTGCGTCCTGTCGGAACCATTCTTCAATCTTGTTGGTTTGTGTGTATGTTTTGACGGATTGAATGTCGTCAACATGAAGATGGTCGGTACGGGTTGAAACAATTGATGATCCAACACCAAGAGCCATCATCGTATAGTCACGCTCGTCATGATGTGACTTTTTGTAGACGTTAAAATGGTCTGCGCCCCACGGTTGAGCCACTTTGCCTTGCCCTAAACCTACTGGTGGGCGGAATGGACCCCATCGTTCCACATACTTAGGAAACGGACCGCCTGGTTCCATACGGTTCTTGATACGACCAATGATCTTTCGGGCGATTGACTGGTTTTCTGAAGCTACTGTCTGCCTACGGTTCGGATGTAAAGCAACCATTTCGGATACATAGTTCTCATATGTGGTCGTTTTACCATGTTCCGGTGGCCAGAGTGCCATAAGAATATTACCAGGTGGTAGATTCTCTAGTTCTTGTAGGAATACGAGTTGAAACCACGCATATTCCATATCAAAGTACTCTTTAGCAAAAGAAGCGTGAGTACCGTTGTACTCACCTTCTTCTTGTGCCTCGTTTGCACGGATACGGTCTACTTCGGCAGCAAACTTCTTATCTCGTTTACGCCACTGACGATATGCCTCGTATCCGACACCAACTATCTTTAAAGCTTCTTGTAGCGGAACATTTGCTTGCGTTAGTTGCAAGAATTGTTGCTGTCGCTGTACTGCACGCGAATGATGTGCGTTAGCGGCTAAAGCTTTTTTAATGGTTGGTTCATTCAGGTGTTTCAATATTTTCCACTACGTCAGTATCGGCGGTTTCTTCCGCTGGTACCAACTGCTGTAGAACGGTCTGCAAGATAGCAATCTGCTGTGCTTGCATTGCGATTTGTGTTGATAGGTTTTCGATAACTTTGTCATAGTTAACAAGAATAAATTTTTCATTATTTAAACTTATTGTGAAAAATTTATTCAATTCTGTTTCAACAAAAAATGCTTGAAGTCCAGGAACATTCTTTTTCAATAAAGCCCAATTTACTCCCATAGTATTTTGAGCTGGAAAAATACTTCTTCCCCAATCTTTTAAGCGTAAAACAGATTCGACATCATATGAAGATTGTCTTGGCAAATTATATATATCAATTATTTTCATAATTACTTGCATTATACCTGATGTATGGTATGGTGTTCCTATGAAACATACTATCACAATAATTGATGAAAATTTCGAAGAGAAAAGTCTGGAAATGACTTACGCTCAATTGAAAGAACTAAATCGATGGTTGAATATATATTTAAACACTGGCAAAACAATTGAATATAAAAGAGAGAAAAATTCTAACAAAATTGTTGATGTAAAGCTTGCACAGATGTAAGTTGTGGTATAATTAGAGAGTAAGACAAATACTTACAAATTACAATTGAATATGCAACTGTAGCTCAGCGGAAAGAGCAAATGCCTTGGGCCTTTAGGCTACAATCTAAAAAATGGAGCCTTTATAGAGAATAATAATCTATAGAGTGGATGGTACTGTATCGGTGAAAGCTAAGTAGAAATATATGCTAATACCGAGGGAAGTTGAGAAGAAATTCTCTAACCCCGTAGAGACTATACGTACCACACCTGAAATGGTGAAGATATAGTCCAGACCACAAACATAGAAATATGGTAGTGAAAACTATAGTGGTAAGCTAAGCATTTGGCCGCAGGTTCGATTCCTGCCAGTTGCGTTTAAAGGTTCGAATATAATGAACCTATAATAACCTTAGTGTGATATAATTTATTTATTGCACTGAGGTTATTTTATTATGCATCATACAAAAGACAAGGGTGATATTGCCCTTATGAAAACAACATTGGATCTCACCCTTAAGGGATTTAATATCTTTTTGCCAATTTCTGAACATCTACCATTTGATTTCATAGCATACAAAGATGGAAAATGTTATAGAATGCAAGCCAAATATTCTTCAGCAGGAAAAGTTAATAACTCAACGTATACTGGTGATAAAACTACTAAGCACTACAAGGAAGATGATTTTGATTATTATGCGGTATATCTGCCAGAAATTGACAAATGTATATACCCTTCTATAAGTTATGCTGGTGCTGTTTTTAGATTTACAAAATGTAATTCAGCTACTCCATTTTATTGGTATGAAGATTTTTTAGAATTCACTGATAATGCTCAGAAAAAAAATTATAGGGATATGGGATGGACTATAGATGTTCTATTGAGCGAAAATATTGTAAATCGCACTATGAAAAGAAGAAAAGTTGAACGTCCGCCATTAGATGAAATAATTAAACTTGTTGAAGAAAAAGGATATTCTGAAACAGGAAGAATGTTTGGGGTAAGTGATAATGCTGTTAGAAAATGGATAAAATTTGGCAAACAGTATGAATTGAAAGATTTAGAAAGATAATTATAAAATCTCATCCTAAACAGATGGGATTTTTCTTTCTCAATCCCGAATAAAAATATATGTGGTATCGGTATTCAATGATTAGAAGAGTAAGTTTAGTAG